CAAGCTCAGCGAGCTCGCGGAGTGGGATGCGCCGATGCTCGCGGAGATCCTGCGGGGCCTGAACGATGAGGACGTCGTGCTGGAGGGCCTGGGCTTCGACGCGCAGGAGCTTGAGACGATGCTGCAGGAGATGCCTGACATCGACCTTGACGACCTGAGTGATCAGACCAACGTCAACGGCGAGAGCGAGCACATGGTCTTCCGCATGTCGGTGCTGAAGGCCGACAAGGATGAGGTTGAGCGCGCTGCAGCGAGCGAGTGGGGCGACCCCGAAGCGCCCACTGGGCAGGCCGAGCGCATCGGCGCGCTGTTCCTTCACCTGTGGAGAACCTATGGCGACCGCTGACTTTCGCGTGGCAGTCGTTCCACCGGCCGTCGCCCGGGGCATCATCGTCAAGCACCACTACAGCCGCGCATGGCCGACGGGCAACTTCATCAGCTTCGGCGCCTTCCTTGATGGGAAGCTGTGCGGGGTGGTGACCTTCGGGCACCCGGCGAACATGCAGAACTGGAAGTCCGTCAAGTCGCTCAAGAGCCCGCGCGACATGGCGGAGCTGACGCGCCTGTGGATCGCGGACTGGGCGCCGCCCTTCGTCGAGAGCCAGGCCATCGCCGCCTGTCTGCGCATCCTGCGGCGCGACAAGGTGTGCAAGGTCGCGCTGTCCTACGCGGACCCGTCGCAGGGCCACATCGGCACGGTCTATCAGGCGTCCAACTGGATCTTTGCGGGCCAGTCCGCACCGTCGCAACAACTCCGGTTCAGCGACGGCACCCTGATGCACAAGCGGGCAGCCTTCGACCGCTACGGCACGGATCGACCCGACAAACTGCGGGCGGTCGACCCGGGCATGAGGTCAGTCAACGTCCCCGGAAAATACAAGTACCTGTATGCGATTGACCGCGATCTATTGACGGAGCTTCAGGGGATGGCTAAGCCGTACCCGAAGCACCCACCATGCGCCGGCCCTGAGAGGGCGCCCGGGGACCACCCGGGCGAAGGCGGGGCGGATCCGACCCCGGCGCTCCATTCCGACAACGAGGGTGCTCCATGACCGTCGGCCGCCTCACCCCGCGCAACATCCTCCTCGCCGAAGCCATCGCCAACGGGATGACGCGCCGGAAGGCCGCCGAGTACTGCGGCCTGACCGAGAAGGGCGTCGACGTCGCGCTCAAGCGCCCCCACGTCAAGGCCGAGATCGAGCGCCGCGTCGCCGAGATCACCAAGGCAACCCGCGGCGCGCTGCGCGGGGGCCGGTTCGCCGCCGTCGCCGCCTTGGTGCGCATCGCCAAGGACACGACCGCCCCGCCTGCTGCGCAGGTCAACGCAGCCATCGCCATCCTTGACCGGATCGGCGTGGGCAAGACGTCGACCGTCGAGGTCTTGGAGAGCCGGTCGGACGAGTCCCTCGAGGACCGTCTCGCCCGCCTGTCGGAGCGCTTGGGCGCCGCGCTCGCGACCCTGCCTCCGCCGGATGAGGCCGACGACGATGACGAGGGCGCCGACGACGGGGAGGATGACGTCGCCCCCGGCGCGGCGCCTGTCGATGACGAGGACGACGGCGCGGAGGACTGATGGACCCGGCTACCGCCCTCGCCGAGCTCGCCCGGCGGGTCGCGGCCTACCGCGCAGCCCGCAAGCGCGTCCCTGATGAGATCCTCGACTTGATCGAGGACTACGAGGCCATCCTCGACGCGCAGGACGCTGCGCGCAAGGCATCGCCCCTCGCCTACGCCCGCCTCTGGGCGCCTGAGTGCCGCACCTGCCCCCACCCCGACCCGGCCGCGCCCGCGCCACCCAAGGGCCGCCGCGGCGCGCCGATGACCGAAGTCCGCGGCACGATCCACCGATGCCCGGTCTGCGGCGTCGAAGAGTCCCGCACGTCGCAGATCGGCGCGGTGCGCGCCCTTCTCGCCGGGGACTACGACAAGGCGTTCCTGTTGGGTGGGTCGCGGACCGGCAAGACCGAAGCCGGCGCGCAGGTCGGGGTGGCTGTCGCACAGGGCGCTGACCACCCCGACACGCAGGCATGGGCAAGGCTCAACGGCCTGTCGCTTGACCGCATCCAGCGCGGCCCCGGCCTGTTCTGGGCGGTGTCGCAGACGCACACGATGTCGCGCACGATCCAGCGCGAGAAGCTGGACAAGTACCTGCCGGCCGGCAGCAAGCGCCGCGGCTGGGAGGCCGACAACGAGGCGGAGGTCAGGCTGCCCGGCGGTGGCAAGATCGTCTGCAAGGCGTTCGCCCAGAACACTTCAGAGGGCAACGCCAAGAACCCGTTTGAAGGCGCGAAGATCCACGGCGCGTGGGTCGATGAAGAGCCGCAGTCGGTGCAGGGCTTCGACAGCATTGGCGCCCGGACCATCGACTATGACGGCCTTGTCTACGCAACGATGACACCGCTCTCGGGCTGGACTCCGTTCCTCTTGACCAACGTCGGGCACCTCGACAAGGGTACGCCCGCGCCCCCGCGCCTGTTCGTGGCCTTCTTGCACGCGATGGACAACCCCTACGTCAGCCCTACCGTCGTCGCAGACAAGTGGGCCGGCAAGCCCGAGGCCATCCGCCGGTCGCGCCTGCGCGGCGAGATCGTGGCGCTTGAGGGCGCGGTCCATCCCGACTTCCACAACGGCCCGCCCTACGTCGTTCCGGCCTTCCAGCCCCCCGCAGAGTGGACCCGCTACGGCGTGATTGACTTCGGCTCCCGTGCCCCCTTCTGCCACTTGTGGGCCGCGCACGACGAAAGCGCCGACGTGCTGCACATTTACCGCGAGCACTACGCCGCCGACATGCTGCTCTCCGACCACGCCGCCGAGATCTGGCGCGTTGAGGGTTGCCCGGACTGCATGCCCCCCGAGGTCGGCGGGGACGTATGGCAAGCGTGGCGGGTGCGCGCCTTCCGCCCCGGCGGCACGGGGTGCACGACCTGTCAGGGCTCGGGTACGACCGTCGACGCCGTGTCGAAGCGCTGGGCCGACCCCGAGGGCAAAGACCAGCGGGGCGTTCTACAGTCGCAATACGACCTCCCGACCGCCCCGGCGCCCAAGGCCCGCGCCGCGTCATTCGACGCCTTACACGAGCGCTTCGCCATCCGGGAGAAGTGGGGCACGCCGGGCATCGTCATCCATGACGTGTGCGCCAACCTGATCCGCGAGACCTCGCGCTTGACGTGGCGCAAGACCGGCAGGGGCGGCGACGTCGACCGCTACGAGACCGACGGCGACGACCACGCCCACGACTGCCTGCGCTACCTCTGCTATGCCCTGCGCCGGTCCGCCGGTCCAGCATCCGAAGACGAAGCGCCCGCGCCCCGTTCTTGACCTTGACAACGGCGCCGGGGTATGATGGGCGCATGCCCACCGACGCACCCGCCGCGCTTGCCCTTCGCACGTCCACCCTGACCGGGCGGGCCGTTGCTGCCGTCGCGCGGGCGCTCGGCTTGACGTCGACCGTGGAGCAGCCGCGGGACTTCGTGGCAGGCGGGGACTACGCCGCGGGCGCCGCGGTGGAGTCGACCTATTCGCCCACGGTGTCTCTGTCGGGCAAGAGCAACGCCTATGTCTTCGCCTGTATCGAGGCAATCACCGACGATCTGGCGAGCCTGCCGATCACCGTCAAGCGCAACGGCGAGCCCGATCCGAAGCATTGGCTCCACGGGATGCTCGCAAACACGGGCTTTCCGAGCCAACGGACTTGGCGAAAGCAAGTGATGACCGACCGCATCCTCGCCGGCAAGACCGCAAGCGTGGTCCTCTGGGGTGCCGCCCGCGGTGTCCCTGTCGGTGTGCGCTGGTCGCATCCTGCCCGCGTCCGCGTGGTACCGGGCAAGGACGGCACGCCCTTGGGGTACGAGATCGGCAGCGACACGATCAAGCAATACCGGCCCGATCAGGTCGTTGCCATGCTGGCCTTGGGGTGGCAAGACGGCCCCGAGCTCCTGTCCGGCTTCGGGGCGACGCAGGTGCTCCACCCCGACCTCCTGGCGGACAAGGCCCTAAGCCAATCGGCGGCGAAGGCCGCGACGGCAGGCCGACCCGCTGCAATCTACAGACCCAAGGGCGATAGCGGCTCGGGCTGGTCTGCCCGGCAAGTCGAGACGATCCGCGACGCGCTCAAGCGGCTATTCATCGACAACGACGGCGGCGTGGTCGTATCGGGTGAGGCCAACGGCGATCTGAGCATCCTCGGATGGGCGCCCCGCGAGATGGAGGCCCCGCAGCAACGCCGGTGGATCCGCGAGTCGGTCTTGGCGGTCCTGTCGGTGCCCCCGGTCCGCATCGGCGCAGACGGGGCGAACACCTGGGCGACCTCTGACACGCAGATGACCGCCTATTGGACGCAGCTCCAGGGTCGGGTCGCCGAGCTTGACGAGGCGTTGACCGCGCTTGCCCGCGCTGTCGACCGGGACTCGACGATCACCGTTGAGCACGACTTCAGCGGCGTGCCTGCGTTGCAGGGCGCGCAGACGGCGACCCTGAGCCGGATCACCGCCCACATCGCCAACGGCATGGACCCGGCCGTCGCCTACGCCTACGAGGGCTGGAACGACCTCCCGCCGGGTGCGTTCACGTCCCTGCCGTCGTCGGTGGCCCCGCCGCCAGTCGCCGCACCCCCGCCTGTCGCCGAGCCTGAGCCTGAGGGCGAGGACCTGCCCGATGTGTCCGACGCGCTTGAGGACCTGCCGGGCATGGTCGCCGACCTTGACGACGCGCTCGCGGTCCTCGCCGACCCCGACGCCGCCGACGAGGCCAAGGCTGAAGCCCTCGCCAGCCTGTCGAGCCTCCGCGATGACCTCGCCGCCCTGACCGGGGAGGAGTAGTGCCCCGCCTCACCGACGCCGAGCGCAAGCCCACGCGGGCGATGGCCGCGGCAGCCCGCAAGGGGCTCCGACTGCGCGCCGAGTTCGGCCGGGGTGGTACGTCGGTGGGTGTCGCGCGCGCCCGCGACTTGCAGAACCGGGTCACGCTGAGCGAGTCCACGATCCTGCGGATGCACTCGTACTTCGCGCGCCACGCCGTCGACGCGCAGGCGCCGGGCTGGGGCTCCGAGTCCGACCCGTCCGCGGGGTGGATCGCATGGCTGCTCTGGGGAGGCGACGCCGGGCGCGCATGGGCGAAGGCGCGCCGAGACAAGATCAAGGCCCCGAAGCGGCGCGCCCTTGCCCGTCCTGGCCTCGTCACCCGCGCCAAGCGCCGGGCGAAGAGTCCGACCGCTGCGCAGGCCGAGCGGTTGTTTCGTCGCGCCCTGCGGTCATCCGAGGCCGTCATGGCGCGGGCGTGGTCGCGAGCCCTCACCGCCCAGCGGGACCGCGTGATCGAGCGCTTGGGCGACCTTGACGCGGCGCGCGGGGTGCAGTCCCGGATGCTGCCGATCCGCCCCGGCGCCCCGATGGTCCTGCGCGTCATCCTGATTGACGACGTGATCGGGCTCTTCACCGCGACGCGAGAGGCGATCATCCTCGCCGAAGCGGTCGCCGGGGTTGTCGAGTCCGTGGTGCAAATCGGCTGGGGGCTCTTCCGCGATTGGCTCGGTGGCATCACCTATGACCCGACCCTCTCCCCAGCGCAGAAGCTCTTGGCCGAGCAGGTCACCCGCGTAACCGAGACCACGAAGCGGCAGATCGAGGCCGAGGTCTATGCGGGCATCCAGGCGGGTGAGTCGGTCGCGCAGATCCAAGAGCGTATCCGGTCGTCGCAGGCGTTCAGTCCGGCGCGGGCCTTGACAATCGCCCGGACCGAAAGCGCCCGAGCTCTGAACGCCGGCAGCCTGCAAGCCTACAACGACGCGGCCCTGACCGGCGTTGACGTTCAGATCGAATGGCGGCGCGCGCCAAGGGTCCTTGAGCCCGACCGCTCCCATCGCCGCTGTCACGGTCAAAAAGTTGCACCCGGTGGCCTGTTTGTGATACCGTCCGGCGAAGACGTGGGTGCGTCCGCCCCAGCCCCCGGCGGGTTCAACATCGCGCGGCAGGACATAAACTGTCGGTGTCACACCCGCCCCGTGATTGAGGACTGACCAATGACCACCCCGACCATCGTCGCCCCCGTCTGTGCCACGCCCGAGGCCGTCACCCGCGACTATGCCGGGCGCAAGGCCGCCGGTGCGCTCCTGCCGGGTGAGACTCCACCCGCGCCGGTCTATCGGGCGCTGCTCGGGATGGAGGCCGACGAGGAGGGCGAAGGCAAGCCGACCCGCGAGCCCGGCCGATACCCCTTCGTGATGTCGGTCGGCACCCCGGACGGCGCCGATGACGTGGTTGAGCAGTCTTGGAAGCTCGACCGCTTCGCCGCGAACCCCGTTGCGTTCTTCAACCATCGGTCTTGGGGGCTGCCGGTCGGCCGCTGGGAGCGCGTGCGCGTCGAAGGCGGGGTGCTGAAGGGTGACTTCGTGCCCACCGATGCAAGCGACGAAGGCCGCACCATCCGGGCGATGCTCGACGAAAAGACGCTCCGGGCGGCCTCTGTCGGTTTCATCCCCGGTCGGGTCACCGACCGCAGCAAGTACCCGACCGACCACCCTCTGTATGCGCCGCGCGGCTACGTCTTCGGCGAGAATAACCTACTGGAGTGCTCTATCGTCGGCGTGCCGATGCACCCCGAGGCGACGATGGAGGGCAAGAGCGCCGAGCCCGTCGCCGAGCCTGCCCCGGTTGTTGAGGTCAAGGTCGCGCCTGTCGCCAACGACGGCCCCGACTTCGACCTGTCCGCGCTTGAGCGCGCCTTCTCCGCGCTCTTCTCCGTCACCGTTTCCTGACCCCTCTCCCCGCGCCGGGCGGCTTTCCCCGGTCATCCCACCCAAAGGAGGCCACGATGGCCGCAGAAATCCCCGGGCTCGAGGCGAAGGTCGCCCAGCTCATCGGCGAGGGCATCACCCGCGCCGCTTCCGGTATGCAGTCCGACATCGCCGCCCAGAAGCTCGAGAACGAGCGCCGGGCCGCCGAAGTCCAGAAGCTGGAGACCGAGATCGCCAGCCTCAAGAGCCTGAGCGCCGCCCATACTGTGACGATGGACGGCCCCGCCGCTTCCATCGCCCGCGAGTTCGGCCGGAATGACGAGCTGGCGCTGTTCCCCGTGTCGCGCTCCTACAGCGTCGGCGGGCAGGTTCACCGCGAGACCAGCGACGGCCTTCTGACCAGCACCCGGACCTTCGGCGACGGTCACCTGGAGGTCAAGAACCTCTGGGAAGCCGGCCTCGTCAAGCTGGCCTGCAAGGGCTTCAACACCGGCCGGATGAGCGCCGGCGAGCTGCGCCGCGCCTACGCCGAGCACAACGGCGAGATCGTGGCCCGGATCGCTGACCGCGTGTACCGGATGGGCCTCGCGCCCGACCGTGACTCGGTTGTCTCCCGCGTGTTCGGCGTGTCGTCCGGCAACGGTAGCGAGCTCATCCCCGGTGAAGTCCTCGCCCCCGAGATGCTCCGCGTCGCAGCAGCCGCGATCATGGACAGCCCGGTCGGCCTCTTCGTCCAGAAGAGCATCACCGACAAGAACATGAAGAGCCCGCTGGGCACCGCTCGCCCCCGCCCGTTCATCCAGGGTGCGGCGTCGGCGACCGCCGCGGCCGACTTCATCCTGTCGGCGATGGGCACCAGCGCCCTGAGCTACACCGTCAAGGACCTCGCGTGCGCGGTGCAGTTCGACCGGAACGCCGAGGCCGACGCGATCATCGCGTTCCTGCCGGA